AGCGGATATTGCTACTGCCCTCCGAGCCCGGCCTCGGGTCGGGATCACGGCCATTGCAGATATGGCCGGTTTGTTGAGGGACTTTAATGGCTCCGGGACCACGGCCCACGCGTTGGTATACACCGCGTTTCCCTTGGATGCCAAGTTGTGTATTAATGTCGCGCAGAAATACATGAAGCAGGACTTATCGATATCGTACGGGAAAATTGATAAGTCCAGCTTCTTGGATACTGCGAAACTCTCTGGAACAAAACTTTGTCCCCCTGTTATCGATTCCGGGTTTATACCGGTCAAGTCAAAAGATAATGAGGCTTGGACCTTGGATAAGCGCATTGAAGCTGTGCGCAACACCAAGAATTTTTCCGCTCAATATTTGGAATATACAGCGGAGTTTGTGGAACAACTGCTCCCGCTCCCTCATTCCTTGACCCCAATTAGCCTGGGTGCTGTCGTTGCTAGTCAAATTCGTCCAACTCAGCGCATTAATAATGCGCGAGCGTTGCACAACTTTGAAGCTTATGACGTTGACGGGAAAATTGAAGTTAAATCCTTCCAGAAGGCGGAGGTATATTCAGCTTTGAAAGACCCGCGCAACATTACGACGTTGCCGTCTAATCATTGCTTGGATTATTCGCGGTTCACACAACCTATAGCCACTCACCTCAAGACCACTAATTGGTATGTTTTTGGCCATCACCCGAACGAGATCGCTCGGCGTGTTAATTTGAGGTGTAGTGGTGCCACAACGGTTTTGGAGACAGATTTCTCCCGTTTTGATGGCACTCATTCGGAGGCGTTATATGACTTCGAATTGGCAATATACTTGCGGGCCTTCGCCATTGAATACCACCCACAGATCACTAGCATACAACGCCAAATGCGTCGTGCCAAGGCTCGAATGAGCATGGGCACGAAATATGAGATTAGTGGGTCACGTTGCTCGGGTGCAGCCGACACCTCGATTGGCAATAGTTTGGATAATGCCTTTGTGAACTATTGC